CTTACACTTTTACACCAAGTGCAAGTGGTAGTTTTGATGTTGGTATTAGAACTAACTCGTCAAATGTTGATTTTAACATATTTTTATGGGGAGCACAATTAAATGATGGCTCAACGGCTAAACCTTATTTTCCAACAACTGACCGCTTAAATGTTCCAAGACTAACGTATCAAAATGGTGGTGGTGGATGTCCTTCTTTACTTTTAGAGCCACAAAGAACGAATTTAGCTTTGTATAGTGAGCAGTTTGATAATGCTTATTGGCCTAAATTAAATTCTACAATAACGGCAAATTCTTTAACAAGTCCTGATGGAACTGTAACTGCTGATAAATTAATAGCAGATGCAACTACAAATTTACATAGAATAAATATAAGTGTTTTTACGGGTGTTGCTTTAACATCAAATACACTATCTATTTTCGCTAAAAAAGGAGAATATAATTTCTTTTATTTTAGAGAATCAATATCAGGGACAACTGTTGAAACTTTTTTTGATTTAAATAATGGAACTATAACAAGTATTGGAGCAGGAAGAACTGCAACTATAACTTCTTTTGGCAATGGATGGTATAAATGTTCTGTAACTGCAACATCGGTTACTATGAATTTTGGTATTGGTTTTGGTGTTGCTCAAACAGATGGAGTTTCTTCATTCTTAGGAAATGGAACATCGGGTATTTATTTATGGGGCGCACAATTAGAAGCAGGAGCTTACGCTTCATCTTACATTCCTACCACATCTGCAAGTGCAACAAGAATAGCTGATGCTTGTTCTAAAACGGGTATAAGTAGTTTGATAGGGCAGACGGAAGGGGTTTTGTTTGCTGAATTTATCCCAAGTAAAACTACCGATGTGGTCAATTTATCCGCAAACGGAGTTTTTCAAACTGATTTAAACATTTCGTACGATGCTAACAATAAAAGAATAGGTATTAATTTTTATGTCAATCCTACATATATTATTGCGTATTTTTCTGCTAATAATTCAGCTTTATTAAATACAAAAATAAAAGTTGCAGTCGCTTATAAATCAGGCGATTTAGCAATATATATAAATGGAGTTCAAACTAATACATCAACAACAACTTATACAATAGTTAGCCAATTAACAAGAATTAGATTTAATCAAAATAATTTTACGGGAAGTGATAGCATTTTATATAACCAAGTAATACTATTCCCTACACGCCTAACAAACGCAGAACTTGCTTTAATTACTACATTATAATGAATACCTTTTATAAATATGAGTTTACCCCTACACAATGGGCAACCCTCAGAAAACTAATAGAGCAAACAAGCACTACACCTGAAGGCGAAACAACATCTTACAAAGATTGTGCAGTAGTTGAAATTGGCTTTATATGTTTAGAGTCTGACCAAGAAGGAAAGTGTATTAATTTATCCGACAAGTGGGCAGTTGATATTCTATTCTACACCGAGCCACCGACAGAGTTTACACCTTTTGAAGTTTATCCTAATCCTTGCGGAGTGCATACCTTTTCAGGCGACGAAAGTTTATATTTAAAAACCTTTTGCGACAAGTTTCCCGACTCGCCTTACTGCGTAATACCCGAAGCGATATAAAGTAATAATTTAATTTTATTATCTTTGCAATATGTCAAGAATAAGTCAGTACCCATTAGATACAAATATAGAAGGAAGCGATAAATGGATTGGTACTTCTGTGAACAATGCTAATGCTACAAAGAACTTTAGCGTTGACAATGTTATTGGGTATATTAATAGCTCAGGTGGAGTAGATTCACAAAACCTTAGGTATACCTATCAGAACGTGCAGGGTGATGATGTTAGATTAGCGTCTACCATATCATTTACTCCATCCTTAGGGGATAACGTACCATTCGCAGGCATTACTGAGTGGATAATAAGTGCCTTTTCAAAAGAGGTAAAGGACGTACGCACGTACTACAATGCGCCATTAATTGGCAATACCATACTAATCACAAACGCATTCAACCCTTCAAATTGGGCTATCTTTAGATGGGACTCAGTTACGGTTGATGTGCTTGACCCTGATTTTTATACAATAACGCTTACGCATATTGATTCTACGGGTGAGTTAGTTGTAGGTCAAGACTACCTAATCGCGCTATTAGATTCAGTTGCAGGTGGTAGCGCAACTTGGGGAAATATAACAGGAACGCTATCTGCGCAGACAGACCTGCAGAGTGCATTAAACGCAAAACAAGCTTCTTTAGTAAGTGGTACTAATATAAAAACTATTAACTCAACTACCGTATTGGGCAGTGGAGATATTGCAGTCCAACCAACTTTGGTAAGTGGCACAAATATAAAGACAATTAATAGCACATCCTTATTGGGTAGTGGAGATTTAGTAATTACTACACCACCAAGTGGGATAAGTGGAGCAATACAATTTAGTAATGGTTCAGCCTTTAGCTCTGATGCTACAAATTTCTTTTGGAATAACACTAATAAAAGATTAGGCATTGGATTAAATACTGTTAGAACATCTTTAGATGCGTATAATTATGCTACACCTCCCGTTTTAACTGTAAGCAGTCAAAAAGCTTTTGACATTGCGGGTTCTCTTATAGGTGGGATTCAAGGTATTCAACACCCTACATTAACCGCCCCGTCGGGTGCAATGTATTTTAAAAGTGAATTATCAAACGCAGCCCAAGGTAAAATTACTTTTGAAACAGGAAGTGCATTAGGTTCTATATCTGAAAAAATGGTTATTGGTTTTAATGGTAATGTAGGTATAGGAGAAATAGCCCCGACTGCAAAACTACAAGTTAAAGGCAGTGGAGCAACATCAGCTACTACATCTTTATTGGTGCAGAATAGTGCATTAGCAGATTTATTAATGGTTCGTGATGATGGCAATATAGGCATAGGTACAAATGCACCTACTCAAAAATTATATATGAAAAATGGTGCTGCTCCAATGTTTGGAATTGATACCGTTACGGGACAAACAGAATTAAATATATATAATCAATCAACTTATGGTGCAGCTTTAAAATTAAATTCAGCTAGTGGCAGAATTACTTGGGCAAATGGTTCATATATTGATACAAATAATAACGGACTAATAATGCAAAATAATACAGCAAACACTGTTTTAAGAGTAGCTGCAGCCCCATCTATAGGAAGTACAATTTTTCAAGTTACAGACAATACTTTTGCAACTGGTTTATTTGTAGTAAAAGGAAATGGAAATATTTTAATAGGAACTATAACAGACATTGCAAGTTCTAAGTTAACGGTAGAATCAACTACACAAGGTTTTTTGCCACCTAGAATGACAAATGCACAAGTTCTTGCGATAGTAACACCTGCTGAAGGATTGATGGTGTACAACACAACTATAAGCCATATGTGCGTCTACCAAGCAGGCGCTTGGGTAAAATTAAACCATTCACCAATGTAAAAAAATAATAGTAATATGAAATATATAAAAATAAACACAATAGTTAACCTGACATCAGGTGTTCAAATCCCAAGTGGTTCAGTGGTAATTATCGCAGAGGGTTACGCAGATGTAAAATCTCAGGTAGAAGGATTTATCCCTGCTCAGATTGCAACATTTGTCTATGCATCGTACGAGGCAATGGTTGAGGGAAAGCAAGCTCTTCAGGGTATTGCAGATTTTGCAACAACTTTCTCATACGCAAAGTTACCTGTTACATCATTTGAAACAGTACCCGCTGAGACATTATTGGTCGAGGCTGTTTATGCAGAATTGGCATTAGTGTACGGAGAGTCTAACATAGAAATAGTGACTATCGTATAAGATGAAGGCAAATCTAACTGACTCTACCGCAGATGCATTGTTTACCACAAGTGTTGTAAGCACCATTGCTCATTTTAGCACACAGCTACAGCCGATAGTTAGTCTATTGGCAGGTTTAATTGCTATTGCGAGTGGACTGTTTGCCATAAGGTACTACTACATTAAGGCAAAGGGAAATGGCTAAGATAAAGACCAATGCGACAAGTACCATAAAGGTAAAGGCGAAGAAAAACAATAAGGGGGTGCATTCAAAGAATAATCCACCCGAAAAAAAATATAGGGGGCAAGGCAAAAGAAGATGAACGGATTAATACTATTTTTAACAGCGCGTATACTAACGTATATAATATATCCATTTGGATTTACTTACTCTATACTACTCACTCTATTCAAGAGTGGCTACAAGGAGGTAGATGATTACCTGTTTAAGTGCGCTATAGCAGAAGACCAAAGAGGCAATACCTACCTGTCCAAGCTATTCAACGATGTGCTTATTAAGGTTGGCGGCCATAGATTCGGAGACCCCGATGAGACCATAAGCAGCGTACTTGGAAAGAACCAATTAACAAAGACACTATCCATATTTGGGAAACTATTGAATTGGGTATTAAATAAAATTGAGGATAACCATAGCGTTAAATCAATAGAAAAATAATATATTTGCAACAACTTGAATAAATTTAAATAAAATGACAAAATTAACAGACCAAGAATTAGCTACAGTTAGAGGCTTAGTGCAGGAGTTTAACTCACTAAAGATTCAGCTTGCGGACACGGTAATGCATCAGGGTGTGATTACTAAAAAGATTGAAGAGGTAAGATTATCTTACATTCAGATGGAGCAATCCCTTATCGATGTTTACGGTAAGGATGCATCTATCAACATTGACACAGGTGAGATTACTCAAAAATCAGAAGAGCCTTCTACTCCAACTATGGAGCTTTTTAAGTAATTTATCAAATGGACATCAGGAAGATATCTATAGGGCCTGACTACAAGTCAAGTGCGATGCATTATATCGTAGGGCAGGACGTGCTTAACGGTGCGTACAAGATTCACCTTATAAAGTATGATTCTGATGTCCATTCCATTAAGGTATGGATTGAGTCACAAAAGAAAGAAATTCTTCTTTGGAAGGAGTTCAATGGCTCTATGCCAATCTCTATTGAGTTCAACATAAATTTTTAATAATGAAATCACTATTTGATTTTATTGTGAAGCCATTAGATGGCAAGAGATACAATAACATAAAAAAAATTGGTGGAACTGACTTTATAGTCAGCACATCAGAGGAGGACTTTAACTACTCAAATAGATACGCTGAGGTAATTGGTACACCTGTTAACTACTCAGGGAAGATAAAGGTAGGGGACTTGCTCCTTGTCCACCATAATGTATTCAAGTACTACAATGATATGAGGGGTATGCAGCGAAGTGGCAGGAGCTACTTTAAGGATGACCTATTCTTTGTGGACGCAGAGCAGTTCTTTATGTACTACGATGGAAATGATTGGAATGCGTACAACAGGTACTGCTTTGTTAAGCCAATACCAACTATTGAGTCGTATATATTCAAGCCGTTTAGCGAAGAGCCATTAATCGGCAAGATGTTTATAGTTAATGACTACCTAAAGTCTCAGGGCGTGAAACAGGGTGATTTGGTTACATATCTGCCTGATACGGAGTACGAATTTAATGTTGATGGCGAAAAACTTTATAGAATGTTTGACCATCACATCAGTATGGTTATTTAGTATGACATCAAAAGAAATTAAATTAAAGATAATAGCAGCGGGTCACATTGCGGTTGAGCAGCTGATAAAGGTTGCGAGGGAGGATATCATAAAGAGCGGCTCAGATGATGAGCTATCTGCGGATAGGCTTAAGAACGCAGCGATGACAAAAAAGTTAGCTATATTTGATGCGTTTGAGATTCTAAGCAGGATAGAGGCGGAGCAGCTACAGCTAGAGTCAATTGACAAGGGGGTAAGCAGAACAGAAACAAAAAAAGGATTTGCAGAAAGAAACTCAAGATAACTTATACTCAGTAGTCGTAGACCTGATACCAAAGAATGTTTTATTGATAAAGAATAAAGCAAAGTCTTGGGCATATGGTTACGATGCAAAGTATGATGTTATAGTGATATCAAAGACGGGAGAGATTGGAGAGGTGATATCTATACAAGGACTAAAGGTAGCTTTACCATTAGCTCCAAAAGAGTGTCTTCAAAGACACAAAAATCCAAGGCAACAGTATTGGGAGAGGACAGAGCTGCCAAAGCCATTAGATAAGATACAGACCATCTTTCAGTGGAACGATATGCCAACTGACTTTAAGGATATGTGGGTTGACTACATAGAGGCTGAGTTTGACTACAGGGAGAATGGGTATTGGTTTATGAGCAATGGAGTGCCTTCGTACATAACAGGCTCGCACTATATGTACCTTCAGTGGTCATCCATTGACATAGGATACCCTGACTTCAGGGAGGCGAATAGGATACTGTACATTTTTTGGGAGGCGTGCAAGGCTGACTTTCGTTCATTTGGGATGACGTACCTCAAGATAAGGAGGTCGGGTTTTTCGTATATGTCCTCATCTGAGTGCAATAACATCGGTACATTGGCGAAGGATGCAAGGATTGGGATACTATCCAAGACAGGTGCTGACGCAAAGAAGATGTTCACCGATAAGGTTGTGCCAATCTATAACAGGCTTCCATTTTTCTTTAAGCCCGTGCAGGATGGTATGGATAAGCCTAAGACTGAGTTGGCATTTAGAGTTCCTGCGGCAAAGATTACAAAGAAAAATATGTATAGTACCTCCAACGATGATATCGATGGATTGGATACGAGCATAGATTGGAAGAACACGGACGATAACTCCTATGACGGAGAGAAGCTAAGGCTATTGGTTCACGACGAGTCGGGCAAGTGGATTAAGCCAAATAATATATTAAATAATTGGAGGGTAACAAAGACCTGCCTAAGATTGGGTAGCAGGGTTATCGGAAAGTGTATGA